GGCTCGGCCCCCACGCCTTGGCGTTGACTCCCCCTTTCCCGGGGGTGGGGTCTCCACCAATCCACTCTTTACTGGCGAGCTACTTCACTGGCGACCCAGGTTCGTGTAAACCCGTTCTGGTAACGTGTTTCACTCGTTTTCATTTGTTTCATGATTTCAACACGCGAGGGACACGAAGTCCCCCCAGGTGCCATCGCCCTGGGTCCGCGGTCGCGCACCGCTTACACTCTTTGACCACCGTATCGCGTCAATCATCAGCGATACTTTCGACCTCTCATCCCACGCTACATCGAGGCCTGTAGCGTATCGGGCAGGGTCAGGTGGGTCTGCCTCCAGCAACTTTTCTTTTGTCGCCTCTACCCATCTGTCGGCGCAGACTTTGAGTATCATTGTCTCCTCAGATGGGTTTTTCCGCTTTAACGCGTGCTGGTAACACTGCGTTTTCCATTCACTAGGGGTTCCACGCCTAGAGCGTGGTTTAGTAAACCCTTGTTCACGGAGCCGTTCCACTCTAGAGCGGATAGCGGCAATCTCTTCCTCGCGAGATAAATCGTACCCATCCGGCATGGGTACTACGGGGAAGGGATTGGTGGGTTTAGGTCGTCCCGAGGGGACGGAGCAAAGAGCGTGGCGGAACTCTCTCTTATGGAGAACGGACCAAAAAGACGGGGGAAGTGGTCCGTGCAACTTGCGTTCCGCGTTCTTGACAACGCCTACCCAATCAAGCATCATGGAGTAGAACGTCTTTCGCTTGACTACAGAATCCGCGAGAAAACCGATCGGATCTGTGACTTCGCTCCTCTTAATGAGGACGCCCACATTCGTTTTCTTCTGCTTCCTCCCGTATTTAAACGCGCATGAATTGATTTCCGCGTAAACGGGAGATACCATCGTTTTCTCCTTGTTGACCACTAGTCCTACACGAGACCCATGGGCAAGGATACCGGCAAGTATATCGCGAGAGTTGTCGAACTCGCGATAAAGCAGATCATCGCCGTTGATGAGACAGCGATGAACCCGGAATTGCTTCCAGGAAATTTTCCCTGCAGACGCCATGTCTGCAACAGCCAAGTCAACCACAACTTTGTTTACCAAACAAAGTAAAGGAAAGCTCATCATGCTTCCCATCGGCTGCCCTGAGACAGCAACCCTATCCTCGCCAAAGAGATCTAGATTTCCAAGGACATCTAGAGCCTCTGACTCCTGGGTCGTTAACCTGGCCGCTTTGGCCTTTAGGACCTCAATGGAGGCACGGACGTAATCTAGTCGGATATTATCAGTGGCGGACTGATAATCCACGGAAACGTACGGCCCGTCCCCATTTAGTGAGGCGACTAACTCATCGGTTGGGCTACCGACAAGAAGCCATCCCTCCTTTCGGAGCGTGTTATACAGAGCATGGTGTAACCGGTACAACCTCGCGGAGTTGCCGCCCCCATAAAGGGTGACAACACGAGGTTTCCCAGAACTCCAGACCTGGGTGGCCCGACAGCGCGTAGAAAACGCCTGATCGGTCCAGTTACCACCCTGTGCTCGCGATGTATAACACGTCGCATTTCCGTTCGGGACAAACGGATAATCCTTACGGTCCCATCCTAGCGGTACGAGTGCCGCTAGGGCTTTTTTGAAGAGCGCGACGTGGTCAGCGTCGACACTTTCGGCAGCCTTGAACCGTTCTTCTTTCCAATCATTAAGCATTTTCTTTTGCCGTTCCTCGCAGAACTTGCAGACACCAGTCTCGAGCTTCTGGCTAGTCTTAATACTTAATTCCTGCACGAGTGAAAGTCCCTCGGCCGGGAAGCATTGGCGTATTGCGGATCGAAGATGACCGCAACGAATACGCGGAGGTAAGGGACGAACCCTCTCCATTTCCTGGTCGCTAGCAAGCACTCTCACCGCGGCCCTAGACACCCTCCCATGTCTAGCCATCATTTTACAGTCCTGATGCGTGTTCGGACTAACCTTTCCTTTGTTTATAGTGGCGTCCGGTTCTCCACTGGGCGATCTTGGGTTAACGTCAATAGCAACCAGGCACCCGCCCTGGCCTTGACGGCGCTTTCTAAGCAAAAAAGAACTCGAGACACACCCGAGAGAAAGAACGCATGGCGTGTCAAAAGGAAGAAAGAACATTGGGACAGGCCATCGGGCCCTGTTTTTCTTTGTCATTCTTTCTGTTGTCACCATTCGATTTTTTCTTTTAAAAGGGGACCGGTATTCAATTCGTTTTTATACTTTACCGCGACGCCGGTCGTCGCAAAGTTTTTCCTAGCAGGAGCAGGATAGGGGATGGGAACCACCATGTCGATGGCAACCCGTTGGGAGTACCGAAGTTACCGATAACGGCACCTGTCCGCGCGCGAGGCACAGTCGACAGGACTCCTACTTGGGGACCGATACTACTCGGAAATTTTTGTGCCACAAGGCCCCAACACCCCTCTTTACACCGCGTGTTTCACAACGCTGGTCTCCATTGTCCGTCGGCACTACCCGTTACGGTACATCCTCCTCCTAGGAGGGAGTATCTGCGGTGTCGCAGGATTCGACCGGTAACACGAGGTCACTCCGCCGTCGATCTTTACAGCTTATTTCCTTTGTTTTACGGGTACGGGAATACCCTCAATGTCGTAATTTAAGCTCCTGCACCGTTAACCAGACACCCCCTGGGGCATCGTGATCATCCAACCCTTCCCGGGGCGAGACATCACGAACTCCAGAGATTGCAGGACGCTACATATGGACGTCGCTTGAAGTGACAGCTAGTAGTCGCCTTTTGAGGCCTACCGCTCCCTTGCGGGCCGCTAGTCACACTTCACTCCACCACGACGCTCATCTTCACGTTAAGGAAGGACACAATCTCCGGGGGCCGGGCCAAACCCG